CATTTTGAAGCATCCTGTGCAGGTTGTGTTGCTTGTTTTTCCAAAATTGGCGCAACAAGATAATCTGGACAATCTTGAGAAAACAAACAATCAGGTCTTTGACACCGTTTCTTTTGAAAATTTGCAGGGTCTTGGCAATAATAACGATAGTGGTCATCACAGCCAATAAGTATCCAACAAACAAGAATAACTATACAAAACCTCATTACTTTTCCTTTTGCTCTTGCAGTTCTTTTTCCAGCTTTTCAAGTCGCTGTATCTTACGGTCAATGCGTCTTTCCACAGCACCAAGGCGTTTTTGGTTGTCCACCCAAATTAAAACACCAACAGGCAAGATTAAAAACAAAGCACATGACAAAACAACTACCCCAACGACAAACCATCGGGTGTCATCTCGCGCCATTTGAGCGATAGCAGCAGACCCCACATCCATAGAACCAGAATTAGCACCGTTGCCACTTGAACTGCTCGGTCTATTCTGTGGTTTTTGAGCAATTCTCGTTGCCATTTTGCGTCAACTTCCTGTCTGCGTTTGATTTGCCGTGCAAACTCTTGTTGTTCTAATATGTCATCGTATGTTTCTAAAAACTGCCTGTACAAATCTTGCAAGCCCAAACTTTCAGGTGTCCATGACATTGCTTCCCTGACTTGCACCATCATTTCACGCATTTGCCATCGAATCTCAATCAAATCAATGGCATTGTCGGCAACTTTTTCAGTCGTGCTGCTTTGCGATTCCAATTCCAAACAATGCTCTTTAAGCTGGCGCAACACATCAAAATAAATTTTCAGTTGTTCAAAAATGTCGTGAACTGCTTTGGCTTTGTATTCCTCATAACTCAGTTCAGGTTGGCGTTTTGTGGTTTTAGGTTTTTCACTAACCACAACACTTGCTGCCGCTTTTTCCACGGCAAGAGGCTTAACACCAAACAATGATTTGACCCAATTCCAAATGCCTGTGACTTCTTTGTAAATAGCCTTGGCATCTTTTACGCCGCCTTCGACTTGTTTCTTGAATTTATCAATCTCTGCTTTGCCTTCTGAAAGCATTTGGCAACCAGTTCTGATCGCAGCAACTGCGCTTTGCGCCATGAGCAAGAGAGAGATTGGGTCCACATTATTTTGTGTGCGCTAAAAAAGCAAACAATACACTTGCCATGCTGCAAATCATCAAACCTGCTGATGTAATCATGATTTGCTCCATTCGCTTCAATCTTGCGTTAATCACTTCATAACGCAAAGCGCAAACTTCCTCATGGGTGGATAAACGGGCATCGGTTTTGTCTATGGTGGTCATGGCATTTAAAGATGTTTTAAAACTTCGGTTGCTTCAACAAATTTGCTGGAATCATACGCTACTGAATCCCACCATAGGAATTGATTTTCCGCTAAATTTGCTCGGTCTTTAAGCAAATTGATGTTTTCGTCATGTCCATAAATCAATGGGTCTGACACCGACCAAAGCACAATGCCACGTTTGCCCTCATCCCAAGCAAGGTGCTGTAAAAAAGAATCGCATGAAATCCAAATCCGACATTCTTTAATTAATGCCCGTAAATCCTTGATTTTTAAGTTTTTTCTAAAATCAGGCACAAGTTGTTGTTCGCCTTCAACACCGACTTGAATGATTGGCTCGGTAATTCCAGCAATGACTTCTTGCCAAAACGGGTAATTTTTTGGGTTGCGCTCACCGTTGACCAATTTTTGAGCGTATGGAGCAATCAAAATCATAAATACAGCTTTCGATATGCGTTTTCTAACGTATCAACCCAACCCCATTGGTGCATTTTTTTGTACACATTAAACCTGTCAATGTCGCCAAACAATGCTTGCGCCTCGGCAATTGGTCTGCCTTCAACAATTTCAGGGTAACAACTAAACACAACAGGATTTTTTATTTCAGGCAGCACATGGCTAAACACTACATGGTCGCCCATGCCGCAATTCAAAACAACAATTGTTTTTTCTTGATTGCCAATAATGTTGCGGAAAATGCGTTCATCGTGTTCATACAATGATGCTTGTGTTTCCGAACGAATCCCGCCTTGTGGGTTTTTCATGTGCCAAGTCACAGCATCAGGCACGGCAAGGATTCTGTACCCTTTGCATTTCAACGCATAAGTAAACAAGGTTTCTTCACGATGCGCCACCCGCGACAAACCCGTGTTGTAATCAACAACGCCAGCGCGATAAAGAAACGAACAATGCAGATGGTCAACTTCTTTGGTATCGGAAATTACATTCCATTGAATGTTTGGCTCGTTGTCAATGTCTTGGATTTTGCCCGTTGACTTGCTGGTGTCTGGCAAATAAGGTGGCGTGAGTATTGAACCACCCACTGCGCCAATGTTGTTTAAACGTGTCCAGCGCAACAAATCTGCAAGCACGTTTGGCTCTGGTATGGCATCGTCATCAACGCGCCATACCCATTCATAACCCATCGTATTAGCAATTTGATGATTGTGATGTTGACCTTTTTTGCCAGCATACAACCATTCCCATTTAATGCCTTTGATGTCAAGCATTTGAAAAAAATAAGAATACGCCAATTCTTTTCGCATATCCTGCGGGTCATCGTTGTCGTCAAACACCACCAACTTGTCAACAGGTCGTGTTTGATTAATGATTGCTTGCAGCGCCAGCGGCAAAGTTGTGAAGTATCTACCCCGAGTAGATATTGAACAAAGAACTTTAGACACAATCCCACCTTAACAACATGAGATTGCATTTGTTGGTTGCGCTTATTGGCTCAACAACTTCACTGACATAACCGTTTTCATTGATGTAACTGATTTTGAAATCGGGAAAAAGCGATTCATCCAAATCATGCAATTTGTGATGCTCACCCCAAAAACCTTTTGGCTCTCTCCAAGGCACAGTCAACAAAAGACGTTTGCATTTTTTTTGCAATGCGTCAATCAATTCCAAACCATTGTCTAAATGTTCAATCACTTCAAACGCAATGATGGTGTCGCAATCAGGAATGTTGAAGTTGTTGATGTCAGCGCATTGGAAATGTCTGTTTTGTCCCCAACGCTGATCTTTTGCCACGTTGATGATTAACGGGTCGTAATCAATGCCAAGGTAATTGACATTATTGGGCAAAAATTGACTTCCAAATCCAGTTGAACAACCAATTTCAAAAATTGATTCACCCAACAAATTTTGATTTGCCCACAAATATCGAGTTGTTTCTCGCGGCAAAACAGGGTCGCCATTCAAGAACACAGCCCGTTCAAAATTATTGGTTAAGCGCCACCTGTACCAATCGGGCTTGTGTTCTTTGGCAAGTGCCAAAACGTGCAATTCTAGGATTTGTTCCCATTGGGTTTCAATGTTCAAACCGTATAGTGTTTTGTTGTGTGTCATGTTGTATTAGTGAGGATAAACGCAATCGACCCTTGTGTTCACTGCTAAACCAGTTCCAAAAACAACTGCCGTGCCGCTTGTCACCGTTACATCTGTGCCGTTAACCATTTTAACGCCGTTCACATACACTTCAATTTTTCCTGATGTGTACGACAACGAAGTTGAAAACGATGTTTGTGATGCAGTAGCGGTAAAAGAATCATAGGTCATCAATCCTGAACCTGCACCGCTGTAACCAGAAAATCCAGAATAACCAGACAAACCGCTGCCTGAATAGCCTGAATATCCGCTGTAACCACTTACACCGCTTCCAGAATAGCCTGAATAACCAGATGCACCAGTAGAACCGTTTATGCCTGAATAACCTGAATAGCCAGACAAACCTTGTATGCCTTGTGCGCCAGAATATCCGCTGTATCCACTGATTCCACTTCCGCTATATCCTGAATAACCACTATAACCAGAGATTCCGCTTCCAGAATAACCGCTATAACCGCTAATTCCTGATGCGCCATTTGTGCCGTTTGTTCCACTAAATCCGCTATAACCGCTAATGCCGCTGTACCCGCTTTGGGTATACATCACTTGGGTTGCGGTAACAATGACGCCCGGAGTTCTTGGTACGGTTGGACCTGTTTGAGCCGCAATAGTTGCAATTGAAATTGTGGTGCTGCTAACAGCCCAAGCCAATTGCAAATAATCGCCAGCCGCAACGGTCAAAACGTAATTTACAGCCGCAATCAATGCGCCAGAACCACCGTGTGAAGTGCCCGGAATGTTGTAAATGCTGTTACTGTCTGCAACGTCTGTGCCGTTTTTACGCAACCATACGTCAACGTTATCGCTGTTGGAATCGGAATTAACAAATTGAATTGAATATTCAATGTTATACGTTCCAGCGTTTGCAAATGTAATTTTGTTGCCAGAAACAATTGACACACCGTTGGCTTCATCAGTCACGCCAATATTGACAACATAAGCTGTGGTTGTGCTTGATGCTGTTTGGTTTGTAACGTCTTGAAATGCGCCATAAAAACCTAAAACACCGCCGCCACCATTTTGACCGCTAAATCCAGAAAATCCGCTGATACCAGACCAACCAGAAATTCCAGAATAACCGCTGTAACCGCTAATTCCAGACCCACTATATCCAGAATAGCCAGACACACCAGAGCCTGAAAACCCGCTGTATCCAGAGTAACCACTTACGCCGCTACCTGAATAACCGCTAATGCCACTAAACCCACTGATGCCAGACCAGCCAGAA